ACAAAAATGTATTGTTTGTTGCTGAAAAATGAGGTGGATCGATAATATAATTTATCTGCACTGTGTATGATTGATCTGGTGTTGGAGCCAAAACAATATTTTGATCATCCCAATTTGCATAATATTTTGGTGCTCCTGTAGTTCCTGATGGTGTATTAGCAGTCCAACCCATAGCTGAATGATTTGTACAATAATAATACAAAGTTGGTGCATCTGTTGCTACTGTAATTTCTGTGTAAGCCCCAGATGTTCCAGGTACTCCATTGGTTGTAACTCCTGTTGTATACTCTGTTCCACCACCATGTGTACCATTTGGCGTTGTAGAAAATCTAAGTGGATGGCCATCATTTGATGAATCTGATTGATCAAATCGATAAGTTCCTCCCTCTGCCAAATTTAAGGTTACGTTTGCGGTTGCTGTTGAGCCGTCAATTCCATATTTGTTAGTTGAACCTACATTATAGTATGGATGATCTATTGGATTACCACTTACAACTGTTACAGTAAATGTTTTAGATTCAACAGGATTTGATTGATATTCTGACATAAAACTCGTGTCTCTTTTTTCAAGAAAATCTCTAACATTTGAATTAATAATTTGCACAGAACGCAAATAAATTAAATCAGAGGGCATACTTAAAAACCTTTGTGCAGTAATTGTTGACGTAGTTGCGTACTTTCGTAAATCATCGTAATCTACTTTGCCTGCAATATCTAATTCAACATTTCTAATAAATTGATCTAATAAAGTATCACTTAATACATTGCTATCTACTTCTGTGTAGTTTCTTACTTGTGTTAAAAAATTTGTATATGATATTGCCATAAATTATCCAGTGATGTTAATCTGCCCACCCATATTTGAATGAACTGTACAAAAATAATACAAAGTGCTTGGTGCTCCTGCGTCAACTGTAATTTGCGTGTATCCATCAGTTCCTGGAGATCCAACAACTGTTACACCTGTCGAATATATACTTCCACTAGCATGAGTTCCATTGCTGGTTGTGCTTAATCTTAGTGGATGCCCTCCATTACTACTATCTGTTTGTGAAAATCTATATGTAGAACCCCTTGTAAAACTAAGTGTATCTTGTTGAACACCATCAATATTGTATTTATTATACCCTCCTGGAGTAGTTACAGTGACGGCATAAGAAGTGACCACTACATCTGTTCCACTAATTGTAACTTCTCCTACAGAGGTGTTTAGATTTCTTTTTCTGTTAATTTCATCTGGTGTTTGCGGTGGTAACAGACTATTTGGATCAGGTGAAAAATTATTTGCATCCAAATCAACAGTAATTGAAGCGGCTTCATCCTGTGGAGGTCGAGCGTTAGCTAGAGCTATTGCGTCTGCTTTAATATGCTTTCGTCTAATTTGTGGGTGTTTTGCCTCGTATTCAGATTTATGTACGAATGAACCATTCCACTCTTTGACCATTTCAAGATATGGAAACTCCATACCAGACCTATCTGAAATAGCTTTTGCATATTTACCTCGTGCATAAGCCATCTAAAAAACACCTTTAAAATTTGTTCCTCTAATTGCAGCCTTACCACCCTTACTAAATTTTTTACTTTTAATTTTTTTTATATCTTCTTTTAAACCACCGTCTTTTGCCATACCTAATTGTTGATACACATTAGCACTAGTCAATGATGGAGAAGTATAATTAGGCGCAAATGCTGCTGCTTGTTGTCTTTTTTGTAAACGTTTAATCGTATTCATTTGTTTATCATAATCAGCATCACCTGCTCTTTGAGGACGTGTAGTTGTTTCTGTATATTTTTCTTGACCTATTGATCTATATTCTCCTTTTCCAGCTGGGTCTGTAAAATATCTATACCCATAAGGCCCCTGTGCTTCTCTTGAACCCTCTGGTAATTTGTAAACAGTTTGAACTGGTTTACGAATAGTCGGTCCTGGACCATAATTATTAGAACTTTGAACATACTCATACTTAGGTCTTGTTTTTTGTCTTGATTCGGTAATTGTAAGTTTACCAATATCATCTTGTATTTTTTTTATATCATCAGAATAATCTCTATAAAACCCTGTTTTGGGTAATTCAGATTGTTTAGCTGTCGCAAACCTATAAGTAGGCGTGAATTTTTTTGATGATAAACCACTTCTTACCTCTTCAAATTGTTTATCTGAGGGTGTTGCAAATTGTTTGTTAATAGAAGCAATGTAAGCACTTCTTTCTGCTTTAGGCATATTTAATGTAGCTTTATATTGTATGTCAGCTCTTTTATCAAATGTTTTTCTTTCAGCATCAGTTAAACGTTGTCTGTAATTTTTAATAGTTGATGCTAATTGTGGTTGCGTTTCCTCAAGAGGTGTTAAATATCCACCATTTGACATTTTTCTAAATCGCATATTTTTCATATTATACTCCTTGTGGGAAATACGTTTGTGGGGTTATATATACAGATGTTCTTTGTCCATCCTCGTTTAAAGCTCTTGATAATTCATCCTCATAAATTAATTTATTTTGCTGCACTAATTGTGGATTGTATTTCATTGATAAGTAATACGCTAAACCCGCAACCATGCACGGTATAAATCTAAATACCACATCTGCTTGATTTGTGTAAGCTCCTGCGTCTTCAATTCTTTTTAAATAATAATATTTAATGTAAGTGTATGTTGATGCATCTGGTGTTTGATACAAAGTTATTGTAGGTGTTGTTTGTCTATCAACATAATATTGTGAAGGTTGTCCTGTAGAACCTTTGTTAGGTAAAGCTGCGTATTCACTTCTACTTATTTTTGTTAAGGATACATCATTTGTTGTAGAGGTAGTTCCAGTTGTCGTGCTGATATAAGCCTCTAATATATCATTCGCATTCGTTGGAGCTGTGTAAGTCGCTGTCCCGTTTGTCAGTGCTTGTTCTTTTAGTTCTACTTTCCATAAGTGAACTCCGCGGTTTCCCCATTCGCTGAAAAGAATATTTAAACTTCTTCTTGCAGATTTTAAGTCATACCCGCTGTTTGTGCGAGCTCCTGTTCTTTCATAAGCTTCTTGAACAATATCGTCAATATCGAGATCAAATGTAGTTGTTCCTGATGTGGCCATAATTCATCCTAATAAATTGGTGTTTTCTTTTTAAAGCCACCCTTTGCCATTTTCACGCCCACAGGGCCACCGTATTTTTTCTTTTCCATATCTTTTAATTCTGCACTACCCAGTTTAGTTGGTATTAAAGATCCTACTGCCCCTAAAGCTTTTGAAACGAAAGGAACAGCCCTACCTGCTGCTCTATAAACTTTTCTTAATGCTAGATCATCCTTTTTGTACTGTCGCATTATCATCCGATCACGTTTTTTCATTTTCTCTGGATACTCAGCGATCGCTTTTTTTGCAGCTTTAACTTTTTTTTGAAAATCAAAACTATCTTTGTCTACAACTTCTGCTGGCGGTTTGTTTTTTAGAGATTTACCTAGAGGGTCTTTTTTTCCTTGTTCGAAATTTTGTTCTAATTTTTTCTTTTTGAATTCTCTATAAGGTATAAGTTCACCATTTGATGCCATAATTAAAGAACCCATTTTAACACTCATAGCCTCTTCAATAGCCATACCTCTTTTTTTTTCGTAGCCAGATAATTGACCATCCTTATTTAAATCAGCTTTTTTAGGATTTTTTAATTCTTTTTTCATAGCTACAGTATACCTTTATAATAACTTTCTATCAACATCCCCTTGCTTGCAAAGGTTTTTACATTTGTAGGTTTACCACCTACGCCTTGAGCTTTTGCTCTTTTTCTTTTCACCGCACTTCGTCTTTGCGATTCTGACATTCTACGTGCTTTAGCTAATGGTACACATTTAGGATATTTTCTTTTTTGATCTGCTCTTAATTTGCTACGACCACATTTAGCATAGGATCCATCTTTTTTCTTTGAGCCAATATCTACCCACTTTTGTGCGAACCATTTTTTTAAGCCACTCTTAGCCATTACTTTAATAAATCTTTGTAATAAGCAGACGCAGAAGGATTACTTAATGTATCACCATCAACATCAACAGATACTGGTGAACCCATGACACTGTGACCACCAACCTGACCACTGTAATTTTTAGAGGAATCCATACCTGCAATACTTTTGTAATTTATACCACCATCATTGAATTTTCTTTTTTCTAAAGCTTTAGTGCTTGTTCTACGTCCTTGGTTTTCTCTAAGTTTTTCTTGCATTTTACGATTAAAATATTTATCTGCTAATGACTCACGGCCACCTTGTTCTCTGTCAAATAACTTTTTAGCTTGTTTAGTAGCAATATCTATATCTGATTTTGAAAAACGTCCACCTTCTTCTCTTGCTTTCATAAGCATATCTCTTGTTTTTTTAATATCTTTTCTTTTTTGTGCTTCTTTTTCTATTTCAGTCATCATTCCCTCGCTTGCGGATGCAGGTTTAGGTCCTTTAAAATCTTTTCGTTTTACACCACTTGGGTCTTTAATTTTACCTGCACAGATTTTTGATGCATAAGCGTTTGCATATGCACTTGGGTATACCTTAAATTTTCTTTTTGCGGCAGCCTTACCTCTGGGACATAATTTGGTCATTTAAAACTCCTTATAATATCTATTTTGTGTTCGTTGCTTGATACTATATTTACCTGTTTATCAATCTCATCAATTATATTAGGATGCTCACCAATTCCCACACAATTTTCAAGATAAATTTTTATAGTTGCATTTGCTTTCTCTATATTGGCCTCATACACTTTTATCAAAGCATTTATAATATCATCTTTCATTATGTTAACACCTTTCTTTTATTCTTTCTAGTCTTTGCATATTTACGTTTTTGCGGACCTTTTGTAACTTGTTGACGCATTTGACTTCTACCTATAACCATGGCATGTACCTCGTTTTGTTGTTTTTATCTTTATCAGCTAGTAAGGCTTGTTTTCTTGGTTTATCACTTACATAAGAAACGTGAATCCACCCACTTCTAGGTCCTTCAGATTCTTTATAAAATTCTAATATTAATTGATCGTAATTAAGATTGTTTTTTATCCACTCAGCAACGACTTTATTATCTAAATTCATAACTTCTATATCTGCCGCCTGACCTTTTGCATGTTGCGATTTACCTGAACTCCCAATTGCTTTACATAATTTAACTGACCTATAACCTGAATTAATTATAACAGGTTCTTTAAACCTATCCCTAACTCTTTGTAAAATATTTTCGCAAAGATTTTTAAGATTAAAAATTTCTTGTGAGCTTGGGACATTGTTAATTCCAAGTCTAGTTGCAGTTTGTGATTTTGTTAATTCGTTAAGAGAAAAATTTTTTGATAATTGCATCGTAAAATATATCTATTGGCAAACTTAAAAGCATCCAAAGACTCCATATTGAAATAAATAAAAAAGTTCCCACACTAAGAAGTGCAAAAACTAAAACATCCAAGATAGGAGTAATAATACGCATAATATAACTACTATACTATCTTTATTGTTTGTATACAAGTTTTTTATCATATCCCATTTTTCTAGCATTTCCATCTCCTTCTTGCCTGACAAATTCTCTTGTTTGGCGTTTTCTTACAATTAATATTATGCATTCTAGCCTGTCCTGCACTTCTAGCGCAAAAAGACTTTCTACGTTTAGCCGCTTTGCTGCCTTTTTTAACTTTACCCGTTACCGCTGTTTTTAACTTTGAACCTGGATTCATTCGTCTGTAAGCTTTTACACCCGCAGTAGTCATACCAGCCCCTGATTTGGTTGATCTATAATTTTTTTTATTACGCTTAGGCATTCCGCCTTTAGCTAAACCAAACAAATCAAGGTCTTCGTAATAGCTATCCATTGTCAGTATCAGCAGTTACTGGTGTAACAAAAACAGTGACAGATGTTACATTTGATATTGTCAAATGTATATCTGTTTTAAAAACAATACCATCTAAAGGTATATCTATTTGATATTGATCAGCAGCACTACTTGCTGGTGTTGTGATAACTAGTTTTTGTGTACCACTACCTCCACCATCTTTGAATGTTAAAGTTCCTGCGCTAGCATGACCAACATAGTAAATAGATAATAATCTTGTTCTACCAGACTGTATTGTGCCTGTTGATGTTAATGTTTTTGCACCTACATCAGAGTTCATAATTTACTCCTATCTATCAGATGCAGCAAACATATAATCAATTGATGTAACTTTAGTGCCAGTAGCATTACCTGATAAGGACATTGCCGCTATTGTTAAAATTTCATCAGTTGGAATATTATCTGTGTGTGTTGCAACTAATTTTCTATTTACAAAAAAATCAACTTTTCCTGTGCTTTGACAACGAACACTTAATGTAACATCTGTGTCGTTTTCCATATCAATCCCAGAATCTGTTGAAGTTTCCGTACCATCTTTTTCTGTTTTACAAAGAATCGATGCATCGCCATCATCTTTTTGAAATACAATTCTATCTGTTGCTGTAAGCATAGCTTCAGGGTTTGTTGCAAAGTTAACGGTAAAACCAAAACATAGATCAGTGTCAGTTACATCAGATGTTCTAACTTTAGTTTCAAACCAAAGATCTTTATTGGATTGTACCTGAAATATTTCATTCTTTTGAATAGAAGCGCCATCGTTATCTGTGGTCGCTGTTGAGTTTAAGTTCACTAAACCATTTAGTTGATCTGCTGCAATTGCTACAGATGCTCCTGAATCTTTTACAACAGTCCATCTGTGACCTGTATTTGAATCGAATCCGATTCTATCAAAGTCATCAAAGTAAACTACATAATCTGGGTTTTTATCAATTGGTAAATTTTCAAACCATTTCTTTTCATTGTTTTTACCTGCAAAAAGAATTGGTCCTGTAAAATGCACTCCTGCCATTTTTTCTCCTAGTTAAAAGATATAGTCCTCTAGGGTGTCTGCCAAGTCAGTCTATATCCAGTTTATATTATCTTGGTATTTATATTATACAAAAAAAAAGGGGACCCGTAAGTCCCCTTCTTTAGTTTTATGCTAAAAGATTTAAGCGGCTCCAGGAGAACCAAAAACACCTCTAGGATCTGAGAATCCAAAAGAGTATCTTTCTCTTGCTTTAAATCTTACATTACCTGTATCGAAGTCACCTTCAATTGCAGTTTTAATTGGACTTCTAACGAACATTTTCATGCCGTTAGGAGCATCTGTCATAATGAAGAAAGCATCAGTATCTGTTAGATAATGATTAACTCTATAACCCTGTGGGATCATGCCCATAGAAGCCATAGCGTTAATATCGTTATCAGCAGTACCTACTCTTTGCGGTGATTTTAGAATTCTATCCGCAGTGAACTGAAGTTCTTTTGGAATAATCAGTTTTACACCTTGCATAGCAATCTTTAATCCTCTTTCATCAACAAACGCAGAAATGTCAATTAATGACTGCTCTAATGATGTTTCAGATAGGTCAGCAGCAGTTGATAATTCATTTCTGAATGTACCACCAGTTGCAAGTGGGTGATCAGTAGCACAAAGCTCCTTACCATCTCCACCAGCAAAACTAGAATTAAACGCATTGTTTAATACATTTGCTGCTTTTACTTGTTTAGTATTAGCCATGGAACGAGCCAAAGCTCTTGTATAACGAGCCGCTAATCTATCATACAGATTATCTTCAATCGCTTCTTCAGTAATAGCGAAGGCCATAGCGATGGTTTCGTGAGTATATCTCGCAGTGAAAGATTCAGTTGCTTGGTCAAAAGTAACCGCACTACCCTCTTCTTTTACTGGAGCAGACCCAAAACCAGTCAGCATGACTTCTTCTTCAAAAGCTCTATCAGATGCTTCTGATGCAAAGATTTCAGCGTGTTCGTTTTCGTATCTATTATATTCTAAGCCAAAGAGAGCATTTAAACCAGGCTCTAGCTCTTTGACCAGTTGTGATCTTGAAATAGCCATATTTTATCTCCCTATACCCCAGTATCTGCAGCCGCTGATGGCGGATTCAGAAAATGGTTTTGGATTCTGACCACAACATTTGTATTTGCTGAAGCAGTATCCTCATTGTTAACATCTTGGCTTATATCTACTGCTTGCAATGGAATTGCATTAGTAGAATCCGCAGTGCTTGTATCAAGTTGCACTTTAGATATGCCGGTTGCTGTATTTCCTGTTACATTTGTAGTTTTGTAGCCAATGAACAGACCTGCTCTTGTCATAGCATCGTCTGAATCAACTAAAAATAATGTATTAGGATCATCAATCACATTTGCAACAATATCACTAGCATTAATAGAGCCAGGATAAAAATTACTAAATGTTGGTTTCTTCGTAGTTGGATCAGTATAAAATACACCATTAAAAACACCAATTGGTTTCACAGCTCCACTACTAGCAGTAACGTCATATCTTTCAATATTCCCTGCTGCTACTGGAACTACCAAGTCACCTTGGAAAATAGCTGTTCCATAATTGGCTGCAATAGTATACCTATTCTGAGCATTATTCCACGGAGCACCGTTTAGCGATTTATAAGGTCTGAGACCAAACTTTTCACTTACATTTGCCATAAAATATCTCCTTAATAAGGCATTAATATTACAGCGATGGCTTTTATCAAAAAATTATGATTTACGACCACCACCAAAAGTTACACGAGATTGTCTATTAACATTAATAGGCATCTCTGGTCGTTGCTCCCTTAAAATGTCTTGATCCACGGCTTTAACTTGATCAGCAGTAACTCTTTGAAAATACTGCCTACGTGACTCGACTATTTCTTCAGGTATCCTTGCCAACACAAGGCCGCCAACCCCAATTAACCCCTGATATTGACCAGATTGAATTACTGGATAATCGTGATCGCCAAGTTGATTTTTAATCTCTTCAGCTCTTACAAATTCCCAGCCTTCCCTAAGTTTCTTTGAGACATTTCCTGTATCTTCTTGTCCCATAAACTCAGTTCTAATCCACCTGTGTACTGTACCTTTTGGTGCAGGGGGTGCATCCAGACTTGATGGAGGAGTCCAAGGTTTATTCCTTAATGGCTTATTCTCTTGTGACTCGCGTGAGGTTTTGTTTATTTTTTCATTCATTTTATTGCTCCTTCACGTGTTTTGCGTATTCTTCTAGTGGCACTCCTAATTTTTTGGCAATAGCCACCTGTGAACGAGTGAGTTTCACAGTCTTGCGTCCTTCCTGTTTACGCCCCGCAGAGGCAACAGTTTGAACGGGTTGTTTTTCGCTAACAAACTTCTGAGGAAAATAAGTTCTCATCTGTTTATTTATTTCATTGTAATATTCATCACTCTCTGAGTCAAACCCTTGCTCAACTAAATCCTGATGAATACCAAAAGCAGCATTAGTCATAACCTTATCTTTACCAAACCAATCGTTATCTTTAGCCCACTCTTGTGCTCTAGGGCTTGCAGGGTCTGGTTGACTGACAGGTTGTTGTGCTTGTTGAACAGGTTGTTCTTTTTTTTCTGTTTCTTTTGTTTTTTGTTCTTCTTTTTGTGCAGAATGAATTTTTGCTTTTTCTTTTTCAACAGCTAATTGCGTAAGCTTATCGTTAGCTTCCATAATTTTATCTGTGTCATTGTTTTCAATTGCACTTTTTAAAGCAGTTTTGACCTGTTCTCTTTGTGCATCAACTCGAGCTTCAAATTCTTTAAAGTAGCTATCATCTACACTAGAGAGTTTTTTATCTGCTGTGTCATATTTTTTTTGTAAACCTTTTGCAAAGTCTAATGCGGCCTTTTCTCTTCGTTCAGCCTCTCTCATTTTACGAGTAAGCTGATCTATTCTTTTTTGTACATTATCTGAAACTTGCTGTAAATTATCTTGTGCTTTTTCTTCAGTAGTTTCTTGAGTTTCTTTTTGTTCTGTTTCTTTAGCTATTTCTGATTTTGTATCTTTTTTTATTGGATCGGTATAACCTAAATCAACATCGACCTTTTCAGGTTTTTCTTCAATAGGTTTTGCGTCAACAGTAATATCTTCTTCCTTTACGTCATCAATATCAAGTTCAACTTTATTGTCTTCTTGCATAATTACTCCTTAGAATAATGCGAGGATGTCCTCGGGTTTATTAATAGTTCCGATGATCTCATCATCATTTAAGATTCTGTGTTCACCGTATTTAGTTTTAAATCGAGCGCCAGCATATCGTCCATATACAACAAACTGACCCTCTTTACACCAAGCACCTGTGGGAAATTTTTCTTTGTCTTCATAGCACAAGTCACCCATTTTTACGACTAAACCTACAACGGTTGTCATTTGAATAGTCTCTTGTGTTTTTTCAGATAAATAAATACCACCTTTAGTTTTTTTCTTACCAGAGTAAGGTCTAACTAAAAGTCTATATCCTACGGGTTTGGGTAAAATTTTAAGATATTCCTCGGTTTCTTTCGATCCTTTTGGAATTTTAACGTCTTCGTTGTCTTCAACAAAACGTTCAGGTTTGATCAATGTCATCTACATTATCCTCTCTATTTTGCAGGTCTTTAAGATCCTGAAGCAGTGTTTCTAAAGCACTGAGCTTACCCTTAGCATAATGTAGGTTTTCAAGTTTGTCTATACCATAACAAATATGATCCTTTGTTTTCTCTATTTCCTTTTTTACATAGTGTCGAATAGTTTGTATTGTCTGTATATCAAGCATGTCTTAAATGATGTTTTGGCCCCAGTTTTTTTCTGTGTCTTACACCTATTTTATTGTATCTTCTTTTTGTCTTTTTGGTGAAGGTTATCTCTATTTTGTGGACTCTCTTTGGCATATTTTTCAACTAGTATAGGATTTTTTACCACAGGTGATTTGTAATCTCTACTTCTTTTTTTTGGAAATTTGTGATCATCGTGCCTTTTGTGGCGTATAAATATTACCTTTACCTCTCCAGTCACGTTTATCTCCCCTCGGTACGGAAATCTGCTTTTCACAAGCAAAGTCACTATGTGTATTGACAACCATTTCTTCTTTATCAGTGCAAATGTAAAAACATTTTACACTGTCCTCACCAAAAAAAGGTTCAACATTTTTTTCTTTTGTCAATCTACAAGTGACATGATATTGATTTCTATCATCATACAGCCTAGCATTACCTGCCCATATCTCCTCTGCTTGTAATGGCACACAAATAAAATAACAGATTATACTTTTCGATAGCCCCATCTGTTTTCTGAAGTGTCCCATACTCTACCTGTCATTTTTGGTATTTTGACCAAAAAGTTTTTTTTTAACTGTAAAATATTTTTTGTTAATAACATACTTACCTCCACTATTTATTGTATTTTATTTTTTAATTTTGGCAATACCTTTTAGCCCAAATGACCCTGCAATCGAAGCTAAAATTCCGTATGATATCCAATCAGGACAATCATTCTTTAGAAATAAAAAACCCTCTTTCATATACGGCTGAAGTGCGGGGATGAAGGAGGCTAAAATTATACCAATGAACGCAAGGGTCCAGGCCTCGTCTTTCCACGAATTGTCTGATGCTCGCATAGCTGACTCATCCCAATTTCCGTCTTTTTCTATTTTTGTTTTAGTTGCTTCTAATTTTGATAGCTCAACTTGTGATTTAAGCTGTGCTTTTTTTTGTTTTCCTTCAATCCAGGTTTTAGCAAGATTTGCTACTGGACCTAATATTGCTGTAAACATTATATCTCCTTTTGATAAATAATTTTATTTTCGCCTTTTTCAGCTTCTTTAAAATTATAAGTCTTCAGCAGCATATCTACAATCCCCATACGAAGATGAGGATAATCATCAATAATAAATAGAGCTTCTGTCTCTGCTCTGGGTATAAAAAAGTTTAATTCATCAAGTAGAGCTTTTGTCGTATGCGGTCCATCAAAGTGCACAACTTTGTATAACCCAAAAATCATTAAATCCCCACCTACAGAAAATTGATGCCCTTCACCCATAGTTTTACAATAGTAATCGTCCGTCATATGGTAAAAATCAAACTCTGGATAATTTTGATACAGATACGAAACAGTTTTTTGTTTCATTTCTTCAGTATAGTCAGCGGTGTAGCTATCTGATTTATCGTAGTGTTGATACCGTAGATTGTTATAAGGGTCTATAGCGATGTGCTTATACAAATCAGGTTTGTGCTCACGTACAGCATCCATAATTATTTTTGAACCCAACCCTTCTCGTAAACCTATTTCACAAGTCAAAGTTGCTCTATCAATCTTTAATTTTCCTATATGTTTTGTTATCAGATGATATTCTGATGAATCGCCTTTTATCACTTAACGCCTATGAATTTTTTACCTTTAACTTGAATTTTTGATATGCCTTTAATATCACTTTTTACACCATTTTCACGATGAGGGCAACCAAATCCTCCTTTTTTGAGTCCCATAGTTTCTTTTGTGGTAATACCTGTTTCTTCTTTTTTTGGATTATAAGCAACAAAATTCATGCTGTAAGGTGAAATTCCTTCTTCCGCATAAAAATCCCTTTGCGCTTGATTCATTATATTTTTAAAACGTTGTTGAAAATCTTTTTTCAATAAGCCTGTCATAGCTTCTTTCATTACAAAATCCTTGTTTTGATTAAACTGCCTACCAAAAAATTTAACAAACCTCTCTCCTTGGCTAGAACCACCTTCTTTCATACCCTGAGATTGTGGTCCTTTTTTTGGTGGAGGACCAAATCGTTTACCTGTTTTGTTTAACGGCATCGTTTGCAACCTTTATAGCATTTAATCCAAGTTTTTCATCAGCTACTCTGATTCTTTCTTTTGATGCTGCTTCAGCATCTTCACGTTTCATTTTATCTAAATCAATACGTTGATCGAACTCACTTACTTTTCTGTTTTCTTGAGCACCAAATTCCATACTTCGTCTTTGCATATCCATCGCTCTCAAGTCTAACTCTCTTTGTTTTAACTCAACTAATGGATCACCTTTGTCTGTTGCTTGTTCTGCATTTTGTAATTCAGTTGTCAATTCCATAACTCTCAAAGCAGTCATTGAATCAAACTCTATTTGAAACGCTGCAGGGTTTGTTTTTTGCAGCTCAATTAATTCTGGTCTTTGTGTTGCAAGTATTGCAATAACCTGAGCCCGTGCTTTCATTGAAATGTGTTCTGAAATGTGAGCCTGTAATAAAGCATAAACCACAGGATTTATTTGCACCATCCGTGTTTTAATAAATGCGGCATGCGATAAAATATGTGCATCGTGATTTTGTTGTGGAAATGCTGTTGGTACTTCAGTTCGTAAAGCCTCTGCATTTTCTATTGCAGGATCTTTTGGTATAACTGGCTTTTCTGGTTTTAATAATTCATCTACTTGTTTAGCACCCAACGACTCGTACACTCTACGATACGCTTCACGTAAATTATGCATTTGTGGTGCACTTTGTGCTATTTGTAATTGAGTTTGTGCTAAGGTCACACGTTGTGCCATAGAAAATATATTAGGATCTGCAACAGGTATAACATCTACATCCTCACTAAAGTCTGCAACCTTAATTAAACGATTACCACCATATACTGAATAAGGATAAATTGGTGGAAGGTATGTCCCAAACACTTTAGATAACAAACGAAACTCTTGGCGCATAGAATAATAACATCTTTTGTGAATAGCACTCATGACCCTAGAGCCACGTTCTAATAATGCAATTGTTGTCCCTACTGCCCTGTTTTGTGCATCATTTCCTACTGCCATATCAGCAATTGCTGCATAACGTTGGCCTGCTTGCGTTACAAACCCAAGTAAATTATACAAAGTTGGGCTGGGTTCTTTAAACGGTAGCATTTGAAACTGATCTCTAATATTACCACCAGGTACATCTACATCTCTAAACTCACCTGGTTGAAATGGCTGGTCATCGTCCCTGATTCTAAGTCCTCTTGACTTAAATCCTGCTGGTAAATTGCTCAAGGTACCCGCATCAAGTAACTGTCTTAGTGCAGATGTAGCAGTTTTTGCTAAACCACCGATCATATGAATCAAACCAAAGCCATAAAACCCTAGTCCTGGCAGAAATTTGTAGTGCACAAAGTATTCGTTACGTCTTAACGTAGGATCATCTTGAGTAAAATTGCGATAAATGCTTAAAATCTGTTGTGAACCTTCATCAATTGTCACAATATACGGAACTTTTATGTTTTTTTCTTCATTTTGCTTCTCATATTCGTCTAAATCAAGGTCAACATGCATTTCTAAGACATTAAATTGATAGTCCCGTGTTCCTTGGCTCGAGATCCCTTCCATTTGATCATATTTATCTTGAATTTCGTCTTCTTCTTGTGTAGGAATCAGCTCAACATCACGATAAAAACCAGATTTTTGCTTTTTCAACACATCATTTTCTGTCATTTTGATAATATGCGTAATTCTTTCACAATCTAACAAATCAGACGCATAATACGGCACAACTAAATCTTCTGCAGGCACAAATTTACTCACAGCGCGTTGTTTTATTTCGTCATAATAGATTTTTTTAAACGCACTACCCGCTAAAGGTAAGTAAAATAACAATTGATCGAACTCAGGAGTGTATTCCTCCATCTTGTCCATCAACATATAGTTCATAAATTCTTTTACACGACCTGCTTGTTCTTGTTTTGGCTTACTTGACTCACCAACAACTTGTGCTCTCACAGGTCCATCAGGTGGCAATAACTCTTTATACGCTTGTGCTTGAAATTGTGTTACAGCTTCTGATAGTAGTGGATGTGTTACACTACTTGCACCTTTAAAAGGTTGTCCTTCATCATTGTATTTAAATCCTAATAAATCTAATCCTGAAGTATAGCCTTTTTCCCAATCCCCTCGTGAATCTTTATCTTTTTTATACTCTGTAATCAAATCACTTGATAGCGCAGTCAAGGCTCTGTCGTCCATGTCCTCTGCTAAGTTATTAAAAAAATCGTTTTCTTGAGCTTCTGGTTGTTCTTCAACCATCTCGTCACTGGGTTCTTCGACTAAGACATCAACAGGTTCAACCTGTTCTTCCAGATTTTCTTCTTCATCCATTATGTAATCCTTGTTTTTTTAGTACGTCCTAATTTTGTTTTAACTGTAACAAATGTGCCTTTGCTAGATCTAATAGCTGGAGCTAAAGTTTTACGTAAATCTTGTAAATCTGAGGACATTGCTTTTAATCTAGGTTCTACCATTTTAGGCTCAACATCAGTGAGATTTTGTAATACCTCTGTTCTAACCTGTGACTCAATATCAGGAACTTGTCTCCCTACTATTTTAAACTCTGGGTTTTCTTGCACTCTCGATCGAGCAATACGCATTGGCGCAACATAACGTCTTCTTCTTTGACTTCTTTTAGGATTTATTAAATCAAATAAATCACCTGGAGTTCCAAAAAGTTTACTTAATACAGAAAGTTTTTTTGCTTGTTTTTGTTTATCTTCTGACTCTTCACTCATTCGTAATACCTATATTCTTTTGGTGGCAAATCTTCGTTGTCAACATAGTCTGAGTATAACTCAATAAAGTTGCCCTGCCTATACCTTAACACAGCCTGGGTAGTAGAATCAACATAATCATCATGTGCACCATTAGGAAACGATGCACATTCATCAATCACATCGTCTGCAAACTTTTCACCAAACGGAAACCAAACTTGACCACTTTCAAAAACAGGAGCACAGGCATTCACTCTCGTATATTTATCATTACCCTTACTTGGAACAAATGGCACAACAGGTATACCCATTCTCCTAAACTCTTGAGTCAACGGTTCACCACTTGCCTTTTGCTCTATAATAATCGTCTCAGGTTCCCAATATTTATTAGCATCCAAGGCAACTGCTTTTAGTTCAGGAAAATCAAACTTACCCCGCAAAGCATCTAACAAAATCAAATGCGGTGCCCCACCTTCTTCTGGAAAAAATATACCCCAAGTCGTGATCGCAGAATAATCTGCTGTCTCTTTCTTACTAAAAGCTGTATCATAACTCTGAATTACATGCATTAAATTAGGCAACCCCTCACCCCTCCACGGTTGCCACCATTCTCTTTTTAAAATCGCACCCTCTTCACTGGTAGGATTCTGCATATACTGAGCTGACCAGTTACGAATAGGTATACTTGACTTAATCTTTTCTAATTCTTCTAACTCCCAATACTCTGGCCATACTGGGTTCCCTGAGTCGAGGATCGCGGGAAATGAAATCTGTCGCCACTTATCTGCTTTAGGTTCAGTTTGAGCCTTCAATAATCTACCTGTGAGATCATCTTCTGCCCATCTCGTCATAACCATCAGTATAGATCCTCCTGGTTGTAACCTCTGTCGTGGACCAGAAGTATACCAATCATAAGCGCGTTCCATAGCCATATCTGACATTGAGTCTTGTTCCGTGTGAGGATCATCAATAATCAATAAGTCCGCACCACGGCCCGTGATTGACGCACCAACTCCTGCTGCATAATACTCACCTCCGTGATTTGTTTCCCATCTACCTTTTGCTTTGGAGTCCTCACGAAGCTTTACATTACCAAAAATTTGTTTGTACTCTGGTGAATCAATAATATTACGAACCTTAGAACCAAACCTCACTGCTAGTTCTGTGT